ACCGTTTGATGCAGACCAAGAAACTACAGAGATAAACATCTCTTGCACAGTTTCACCAGCAGAATTTGCAGCAACAACTGCATTTGAGCTATTACGAGCTATAAACCCACCGGCAGCAAAGTTGCCGATGACATACCCACCCTTAATACCCTTATTGACTACTCTATCGATAGCCATAAGTTATTCTCCTTCGACTTCGGTGTTTGTAACAAAGTCGATTACATCGCGGAGACCCTGTGCGCTTGACGCACCCATGGCTAAGAAAAATTCTGCATTGTCATTCTCAAGAAGAGAATAAACGTCAGCAATTCTAACAGCAAGATCGTCATCAATATCGACGTGACCATCTTCAAAAATTACGCGGCCGCCAATTCGTGATTCAACAATGCGATGAATACCAAACTGCATAGATTCGCGGAATTGCTTGATTGACACTCTTGGTGTCTTAATAGCAAACGGCTCAACTGCTGAAGGTGCTGTGCGAACTACTGATGTCTCGCCACCGCGCTTATCTGCGTAATTGGTTGGCGTCTGCTTTGTGTAAGAACCAAGCTCAGGACCCTTAATAGTTGATGTGCCTTGATTGATCTTTGTTCTCTCACCGACTTTTGGCTCATCGCCAGCACGATGATGAATGCGCTTCTTAGCATCAGCCTGGTTTGGGTTCTTATCTTGATCACCAAAATCTGTTACATCAGATGTGTGCATAGCCTTAAAAGCTTTTTCACCAGCAGCCTTAGGCTCTAGTGATGCTGTCTCATCGTCGTCAACAGACTTGTCAGCTCTAAACGTGCGCTTCAGAGCTTGAGTTGTAGTAACATAACCCGCTTCTTGAAGTCGCGCGGCCTGCTCCCTAATACCCTTAAGAGTTTTCGTCATCGTTTGTCTCCGTAGAATCGTCTTCCGAAGCAGGCTCACCAAACATCTGCGATGCAATGCTAACCTTCTCTACATCCATACGATCGGAAAGCTTATTCAACAGAACACTCTTAATATACTGAGAGAATTCTGCCGGATTACCGTCGCGAAGGCTGTCAACTGCATCTCTAATCGCATCAAAAGACATATCAATGTTGCTCCTATATGATAATCTATATTTATATTACGGATAAAGCTGAGTGCCGGCAGAGTCATATACATACAATGGCGCTGCTGTTGTTGCACCGTCCGGGTAACGGAAACCACCAGTTGATGATCTAATTATACCAGCAACATCAAACGTTGTATTAGGTGTTACAGTATTTACACCAACTCGGCTTGCATTCTTCTGAATGAATAGCTTACCGCTGCTGAAATTTAGCACAGCAGGTGTAATTGCTATTGTATTACCGGTTAAGGTTAGTGTGCTTGCGGCAGAAGAACCAATAACAGTATTACCAGATACCGTTAGATTTGAGTTGGCAAATAGTGTACCGTTGATTGTTGTTCTTTCTGCCGCTGCATTAGGATCACCAAGAACTGTATTACCAGACACATACAAGTTTTGGCTAATTGTTTGACGGCCGGTAATCGTAGCAAGACCAGTGATAGTTGTTGTCTTTGCGGCACCACCAAGTGCAGTATTACCTGATACTGTTATATTATGAACAAATGAATGGTTGCCGTTAGATGTAATTGTTTGATTTAGAATTACTCTATTTTGTCCAGGAGCACTACATGCACCTAATATTGCCGTTCCAAGAGTTTTCAAAAACCCACCATTTAGTGAAGTATTGCCAGTAACAGTAAGATTTTGGCTAATGGTTGCACGACCACTATGTGCTAGCAGACCAGTAGTTGTAATGGTCTTACCGGCGCCACCAAATGTAGTATTACCAGAGACAGTTAGATTGTTGTCAATTGTCTGGCGACCAATAACAGTTAGCAAGCCAGTGATACCAGTTGTTTTTGCAACTGTACCAATAATTGTATTACCAAAAACAGTTAGATTGGTGCTAATTGTTGCACGGCCAGTGTGTGCTAGCAGACCAGTTGTTGTAATTGTCCTACCAGCAGCACCTAGTGTCGTATTACCTGCAACAATGAAGTTGCCGTTAGCATTTAGCAGACCATTTGCAATCGTGCGGCTTGTTGCAACAGTTGAATCACCCAATACTGTATTACCAGAAATCTCAAGATTTTGGCTAACAGACAAGCGACCAGTAATAGCTGCTCTACCAAGAACCGATAGAAGGCGAGCGGAACCACCAAGTGTTGTATTACCAGAAACTGATAGATTTGTTGAAATAGTTGCACGACCAGTATGTGCTAGCAAGCCTGACGTTGTTGGGTTAATTTTTGTAGCGGCATTCGCTACTTGCATTCTATCAGAAATTAAAGTGCGAAGTGCAGTATTTGTAGCTTGAATATTACTGCGAACATTTGTAATTGAAAGATTGGTATTAGCTAAGGCCGCACGTTCAATTGCTCGTGTTTGATAGATTGCCGCCGCGTTGGCTACCTGCAAACGATCATTAATTAATGTACGCAATGCAGTATTAGTGCCCTGGATATTAGTGCGAACATTTGTAATTGAAAGATTGGTATTGGCTAATGCTGCACGCTCGATTACTCTTGTTTGATAGATTGCAGCAGCATTAGATACCTGTAGACGAGCATTAATTAATGTACGCAATGCGGTATTTGTGCCAGTAAGATTGCTATTAACTAATGTAATTCTGGTTGCTTGCGTTGTAATAGATGCATTGGTATTAGCTAGCGCAGCACGTTCAATGGCGCGTGTTTGATATACGGCAGCAGCATTAGCTACCTGCAAACGATCATTAATTAATGTACGCAGTGCGGTATTGGTAGCTTGAATATTGCTACGAACATTTGTGATTGACTGATTTGTATTAGCAAGTGCTGCGCGTTCAATTGCTCGTGTTTGATATACGGCAGCAGCATTGGCTACTTGGAGTCTATCGGAAATTAGAGTACGAAGTGCTGTATTGGTAGCTTGAATATTGCTACGAACATTTGTAATTGAAAGATTGGTATTAGCAAGCGCCGCTCGCTCAATTGCTCGTGTTTGATAGATTGCAGCAGCATTAGACACCTGAAGACGAGCATTAATTAAAGTGCGAAGTGCTGTATTGGTTCCAGTTAAATTACTATTAACTAATGTAATTCTAGTAGCTTGTGTTGTAATAGATGCATTGGTATTAGCAAGCTGACTGCGAATAAATGCGTTGGTATTGGCTAATGCAGCACGTTCAATTGCCCGTGTTTGATAGATTGCAGCAGCATTTGCAACTTGCAGTCGATCAGAAATTAACGTGCGAACTGCGGTATTCTGTGCATATCTGCTTTCAATATCAATACCACCAACACGAACTTTTGTAGCTTTCAACTGAGAAACATTGAGATTTGCTAAAGCAAATGACCCGTGAGTAATATCAATCCCTACATCTGGATTTAATGTGTAGTTACCAAAAACATAAAAATCTTTGGTTCCAGAATCACGGAAAACACCTGTATGATTATTAACTGTAGGCGCAGATGTGCTGCGATAATTTCCATAAAACCCAATATCCGAAATATCAGACGTATTATTATTCGCAAGCGCAATTAGAGTATCAGAGGTAGAAACTGTAGTTTTATTAACAAATGTAGAATTTCCTGAAACAAACAAATTACCACTAATACTGACATTTGCGCTAAATGAAACTCTACCAGCAACAGTTTGGGGTGTTGATGTGGTTTTATTTAAGAAATTAGTATTGACATAAGAATTTGAGGCCGCATATGCTTTTGTTGCAAACTTAGCATCAGCATTTGCAACTTGCAAACGATCCGCAATTAGTGTACGCAGAGCGGTATTGGTGCCAGTAAGATTGCTATTAACTAATGTAATTCTGGTTGCTTGAGTTGCAATGGATGCATTAGTATTGGCTAATGCAGCACGTTCAATTGCTCGTGTTTGATAAGTTGTTGCGGCATTAGCTACCTGCAATCTATCAGAAATTAAGGTGCGAAGTGCTGTGTTAGTACCTTGAATATTATTGCGAACATTTGTAATTGATTGGTTCGTATTAGCAAGTGCCGCACGTTCAATTGCACGTGTTTGATATACGGCAGCAGCATTAGCTACCTGCAAACGATCGGATATCAGTGTACGAATAGCAGTATTGGTAGCTTGAATATTGCTACGAACATTTGTAATTGAAAGATTAGTATTAGCAAGTGCAGCCCGTTCAATTGCTCGTGTCTGATAGATTGCAGCAGCATTGGCCACTTGCAAACGATCGGATACCAGTGTACGAATAGCAGTATTGGTATTAACCAAATTGGTATTTACAAGAGTAATTCTAGTAGCTTGTGTTGTAATTGATGCATTAGTATTAGCAAGCTGACTGCGAATAAATGCATTGGTATTAGCAAGCTGACTGCGAATAAATGCATTGGTATTAGCAAGTGCCGCTCGCTCAATTGCTTGTGTCTGATAAATTGCTGCCGCATTAGATACCTGTAGACGAGCATTAATTAGCGTACGCAGTGCTGTGTTAGTACCTTGAATGTTGCTACGAACATTTGTGATTGACTGATTTGTATTAGCAAGTGCTGCGCGTTCAATTGCACGTGTCTGATACAATGCGGTTGCATTTGCTACCTGCAAACGATCAGATACAAGTGTTCTAATGGCAGTATTGGTACCAGTTAGATTTGTGTTTAGTCTACCAATAGCAAGATTTGTATTTGCTAGCGCAGAATTGAAGGTCCCAACAGAAACACCGCCACCACCACCACCACCACCGGTTGAAGATATGGTAATTGTGTCGGTTACAGGATCTGCCGCTAAAATAATATTGGCGCCAGCAGCAAAGGTTAAAGTATCTCCTTTACTATCTGCAAATATGCTATTGGCACCAACAATTATACGCGAGAAAGTATTGGTTGCATATATTGTGGCAGCATTTGCTACCTGCAATCTGTCAGAAATTAAAGTGCGAAGTGCAGTATTGGTGCCAGTAAGATTGCTGTTGACTAGTGCAACTGATGCATTAGTATTGGCAAGAGCAGCGCGTTCAATTGCTATTGTCTGATAAATTGTGGCAGCATTTGCTACCTGCAATCTGTCAGAAATTAAAGTGCGAAGTGCTGTATTGGTCGCTTGGATATTACTGCGAACATTTGTAATTGACTGATTGGTATTGGCTAAAGCCGCCCGCTCAATTGTGCGTGTCTGATATGTTGCGGCCGCATTTGATACCTGCAATCTAGCAGAAATTAGAGTGCGCAGCGCAGTATTGGTACCAGTAAGGTTGCTGTTGACCAGTGTAATTCTGGTTGCTTGGGTCGCAATAGATGCGTTGGTATTAGCAAGAGCTGCGCGCTCAATAGTGCGTGTTTGATACGTTGCAGCAGCATTTGCTACTTGGAGTCTATCGGATACAAGCATTCTGATTGCAGTATTGGTGCCAGTAAGATTGGTATTCAATCTACCGATAGCAAGATTTGTATTAGCTAGAGCAGCATTGAAGGTGCCAACAGAAACGCCACCGCCACTAGCTATTACAGATGCGATGTAAGCATTAGTATTGGCAAGAATTTGTTTTACGTAAGCATTTGAGGCAGCATATGCCTTTGTTGTATAAAGTGCGGATGCATTAGCAACCTGCAATCTAGCAGAAATTAATGTACGCAGTGCCGTATTAGTTGCCTGAATATTGCTACGAACATTTGTAATTGACTGGTTAGTATTGGCAAGCGCCGCGCGTTCAATTGAACGAGTCTGATAAATCGCAGCAGCATTTGCTACCTGCAATCGATCTCTAATTGCTGCATTGGTATTAGCTAGCGCGGCATTGAAGGTGCTAACAGATACGCCACCAGATTCATTACCCCAAAATATTCTGGTACCATTTGATCTAAGCACCTGATTAGGAGAACCTATTGATCCATTAGCAACAAGACCATAAAGTTCAGTATTACCTTGAACATTAAAATTAATTTCAATTTTAGCGTTACCATCATGATCAAAAAAACCAGAAGTAGTTGGGTTTACTTTTGGTGTAAAATTTGATGTAAGATATGCATTTGATACTAGATTTTCTACCTGTCCAGTTTTTGTAACAATTTTAAGCTGGCCAGTCTCACTCGATTTTAAGGTCGTATTACCCAAAAATATTGTGCTACCGCTTAGATAAAGATTTGCATATCTGCGGCCGGGTGAACCAATATTAAATGTATTATTTGATGCTGGTATAATAGCACGAGTTTGTATGGTGGTAGTAAAATTATTGGTTGACCCACCACCACCAGCTACTGTATTAGCTTGCCACTTACCTAACGTTGCATTCCAAACTAGAGCTTGACCATCAGTTGGATTTAACGTTGAATTATAATCGACATCATCAAGCCTTCTTAGCAGAACCTCACCAGAACCACCACCACCACCAACCATAGCCAGTCTTGATGTTTGAGAACTAATTTTCTGAGATAGCTGTTCAAATCTATCAGTTAGTTGTTTGGATACTGATGTTACATCACCCGCTGGGCCTGGTGGGCCAGCTTCGCCGCGAGGACCCGCATCACCACGATCACCCTTAGGGCCTGCAGGCCCTATATCTCCGCGATCACCCTTTTCACCCTTTGGGCCTTGCTGCCCTTGCGGACCAGGGATACCCGGTAGACCACGATCACCCTTAAGACCTTGCGGGCCACCTGCGGGACCACGAGGACCTTCTGGGCCCTGTGGGATTTGACGAATCTCTCCAAGCAGCTTGCTTTCTACACGATCTGCTTCATTCTGCGCAGCCTTAATAGCTGCGGCGAGGATCTTTGCTGCTTCTAGAGATAGAGTCACTTCTTTAACCCTCTTTTTATGCCATTGAGCTTATCATCAATATCAATATCAGATAGATCAATCTTTGAGATATCTATAAACTCATCAGCTTCAATAGATTCTAATACCTGAGACATATTCTCAATTAACTTTTTATCATCTTCGGTAAGAGCCACAATACCATCATCAAAAGATTCTGAGAAAGGTGCTGGTTTTTTAGTATCTTGCTTTTTCTTTTCGGGTGGTTCATCTGGTATCATTTCAGGTTGAGATTTATTTGCAGCAATGGCTTGATCCATTTGATCTGCACTATCTATTTCCATATTATTACCAAGTTTTTCAATTTCATCTTCAGACATACGAAGAACATTTTTCTGCACCCATTCTTTTGTATAATATACACCAACATATGGGCTAATAGTATTCAATAGCTGTAGTCTTGATGTAAGAACTTCTTGATCTTTTAATTCAGAGAAATAATTATCTTTTTGGAAATCATATTTGATATATGATCTCATTTCATACCATTCTTCACGGCTCATGACACCTTTAAGGGCTAACTGAATCCCCATTAGGTGATCAAAAAGCATTGTGAAGCGATGGCGCAGACGACCAATAAATCGAGAAAACTTAACCTCATCTCTGGTTATCTCATTTGATCGACCGAGTGTAAATGATCCATTAGGATCAAGACGTGAGATAGGAACTGACAGAGCTTCATATAGCTTTTTACGGAAATAATCTACGTCAGTCATCTCACCAAGATTTTGACCACCAGGTAGAGTTGTAATTTCGGTACCTCTCGCACCTTCACGGCGCGGTAGCCAAAAATCCTCAAGCATTGTCATGAACTTGCGGTCATCTCTGACCTCACCAGTTGATGCATCATAGACAAGACGATTTTTGTGCTTGATCATGATATCACGAAGATATTGTTCTGCCTTAGGCTTAGGCAGATTACCAACATCGATATAGAATATGCGACGTTCTGGTGCACGGCTAAGACGATAAATTACAACGGCATCCTCAAGCATTCTAACTTGATTTAGAGGCTTGATAGCCTTATGCAGATATGAAAGGACCATGCGATTTCTATTGTCAAGTAGACCTGAATTTACATAACAAACTGAGTCTGGTGAAATCTTCACGCCCTGCGAATGGGCCGCACCAGCAAGACCGGATGGGTTATAAAGATAATATTCAGAATATGCCGGAACCGTAGGATTCTTATCTTTGGCTGCATCGCTATTCTGTTTCTTTTGAGGGATACGAACTTTGCGAATACGACGAGGGTCAATATAACGAAGTTCTTTAATACCTTCGCGCGGATTTTTTACATCGATCATGACATGATAGTAAAGTCTACCATCAACATACCAACGACGGAAAATCTCATAACAGATATTAGAGAAATCTAGAAGCTCAAGTATTTCATCAAATTCTTCTTGAATGCGCTTCTTAACTCTAGTCGATTGCTTTAAATCATCCATAACAATGCGAATTACACTGGCATCTGCATCGGTAACTAAAGCTTCATTTACAATATCATCTACAGCAGCTTCAACTTCAGCATTCATTGACATTTCACGATAGCGAGAGATAAGTTCGGCCTCGCTTTTCGCTGTACCTTCCAGATCGACAAATGTGCCATATGCACCACCGGGTGCAATTTCTACTGCACCATCATCTTTCTGCTCTTGAACAAATGACGGTATCTGAACGGCCTTTTTGGCCTCATCCTCAGCTTTACCGATGCGGAAGCCAAATAACTCTATAGCCATCAAAAGTCCTCAAAAAAATAGGTCCGCTATATTTAGCGGACCTATCGGTTAGTTCCGCGTTGCGGGATACCGTTATACCGCAAGCGTTCCAGTATTGCCAGGTGTTGTTAGATCCCAGTAGTCATAAGCAAATTCAACTGGGAAAGTCTCAACCTGCTCACCATTTTCCCATGCAAGATCGATGGCGCCGACCTCTGTTGGAAAGATATTTACAAAGCGATATGTACGAAGCGCCTCACCAGTCTTTGCATACTGAGTTACAGTAGCAGTTGTTCTATATGATGATGTAGTAGCAAGATTAGGTGCTCTCAAGTTTGACTGGTGAGTATTGATAGCATTGCTCCAAATTTCCATGGCCGCGCGCACCTGAAAATCTTCATCGTTTAGAATATCAACTCTCCAGTTTGCAAATGTGCGAGTACCAGCAATCTTGATACGGCGACCGTAGTAAGCCTGCTCAATTACACCAACGCTGCTTTGTGGAATCTGAGCAGCGCGGCATGTAAATGAAGTTCTGGCACCTACGTTAGGTACACCTGCAGGTGTATCAATAATTACACTAAAGAGCGAGGGGCGGGCGCCACCAAATGGGAGCCCGGCCGACGCAAACTCTGAGACATTAAATGGCATGTCTTATCTCCCTCTTACCGCGCCTTATGCCCGACCGACAACTTCGGTAAACTCGACGCCGGTGCGGACCGCGACGAAGTTCAGCTGGATAAAGTTAATCGATCTTGCCGGCTTAACATAGATATCACCGACAAATTCATTACGGTCAATTACCTCTGGTGTGTTGTTAGTCTCATCGCACACCACGCGGAAGTCAAAGATACCGCGGCGACCCTGTACGTCACGTAGGAATGGCTCGACCAGATTGCGGAACTGAGCGCGCGTAAATTCATCATTGAATTCAAACAGGGTAAACTTAGCTGCGGTGCTAATGGCCTTCTCAAGTACGATAAAGAGGCGACGCACATTGATACGATCAAATGCAGACGGCTTGGCCAGAAGAGTCTTATCACCGAATAGCACAGTTCCTTGACCGGGGAATGTTACTACTGGGTTGATACCATTCTTGTATAGCTGATCGCGCTGGGACTTAGTCGGATTAAATGACAGCTTGATTACATTCTTTACCTGACCGCGATTAAATCCAGCAGGGCTGAACCACGGATCGCGTTCATTGTCTGTACGAACCATCAAGCCAGCTGTGTCACCGTTTAGCGGAACATACCGATAGATGTCATTATATTTGTCATAGATGTACTTGTAACCACCATCAAGCACCGCATATGAAGATGATGGAAGAAGATTACGGAAAGTTATGCTGTCATCCGTTTCTTTACCCACATATGTTGAATTATTTACAACATCGCTTCTTCGCGGTGAAACAACGGCAATACAGTCCTTACGAACTTCAGCAATATTATTGATAACATGAACTGCTTTAGTTACATTACCATCACCAGTTAAAATTAGAGAAACATCAACCTCTTCTGGGTTTGCAAACTTATTAAACCCATTGATATAATCTGCTGAACGAGGTGTAGCACCGTCGCGGCCGTTTGTTAGTGAGTCATTAAACGGGCGAGCTTGAGAACCAAGACCAAAGTTTACACCAGCCGCTGGCCTACCAGCATTTGTCATGCCAGTTGGGTGCGCTGTCCACCACACAAATTGTGATCTTTCATTAATAACATTCTTGTAGTAATTTGTTGCACCATCTTGCGTTAGTGCATCGGACGCTTCAGATACGGCAGCAAATCTTTCAATAACATTATTTGCTCTGCCTGTCCATGCACCATCTTCATCTGCTACAACAATATGCATCTCATCATTTGATCCACCCTGACGTGATGCATATTCAGAAGTACCTGGTGCAGCGTCAAAGAAATTAAAGAATTCCCAACGGCGCGCTACGCTTGACTGTGATGCAACAGTATTACCAACGTAACGTGACTGTAGTGTAAGTGTATTAGCTGTACCAACCGAAGCCACCTTTACTTCAGCTCTATCGGGCCCAGCAAGAAGAATATCGCCGACGCGAATCTGTGAAGTAAATGCTGTTCCAATACCTGTTACTGACGTGCTATTATTGGTAAATGCTAGCGTACCGGTAAGGGTGCTCTGGTATGCATTAGATGATGAGCACACAGATACGCGCAGAGAATTACCTAGCACACCAGGATACTTTGCTACCCAGCTACCAACACCAGATACACCATTGATATAATTAAGCTCATAATCATCTTCATTCTTAATTACTGTATTTACTGTATTAGCCGCATTTGAAGTGGCATTACGAGCATTGCTTGTTGTGCCAGCCTCATTGATTACGCGCACCACAAATAGGCTATTACCATAGCCAAGAAAGCTTGCAGCTGTAAAAAAGTCGGATGCAGTATTTGCATTTGGTTTAGCAAATTGTGTAGCTAGTGTATCCTCATTATCAATGAGAACACGCTGTTGAACCGGACCCCAGCTAAAATGTCCAGCAATACCACCAACTGTGGTGCTGACAGCAGGTACGACAGTAGTAAGGTCAACCTCGCTTACATTTACGCCTGGGGAAATCTGAAATGCCATGATCATTTCCTCCTAGAGATGCCTGATGCTTTATCCATCCACGATATTTATAAAAAAGCCATTAAATCCGGATCCAACGATCCAGCCAATCATGACTTCCACCAGAACCATCTAGAGACATGGGCTCGTCTTCCATACCATCATCATAGAAACCTACAGGAAGCAGATCCTCATCCATTTCTCTTATTTTTTCGTCGGCTATTCTCTGTCTAATATCTATATCAGTTAATTCTTTAAAATATGCTTGCTTTGATAGCCATCCAAAAAGAACCAAAGTCATAACCATATCATCATTGAAACCTTCTTCGGCCTCAAAGCTACTACCCTTTGAAACGAAGTGTGATAATTCTTCAATAATATCAAAATCTTCTACGATAAGCTTATCGCCTTCAATAAGCTCTTTGAGGCTGGCACATCCTACAGATTTTACAAACCTCGATGTAGTTACACCAAGCTGCGACCTGCCAGAAAACCCCGCGCTAAGTTGTTGTCCAGCTCGACCCATTTGAGTTGTTGATAGCACATTATCACACTCAAGATCGCGGTGAAGAACTTCTGCAACTGTCTTACCAATATCATTTGTCTCAACAAGAATATATGCATTATTATAAGCTTTAGCATATCGCGCAACTATCTCCGGATAGAATGATGAAACAACCGTATTGCTTCTATATTTTGCTACCAATCGATATGGTACCTGAGATACATCAATTATTGTAAATGCTGAATAGTCTAATCCAACACCATGACTCGTATCGACCATTACTGCATATGTGTGCTTCGGTTCCGGTTTTTGATATAGACTAATACCCCAACCATCCTTAACTACATTCTTAAACGCCATTGATCTAAGTTTGGCACCAGAGATTAGGGTTAAGGTGCTACCAAGGAATTCAGTTTCAAATTCTTGCTTGAATTGTTCTTCGCTTGTGTTGCGAATAGTCTGTTCGCGCCACTTGTCATCGCGACCTGGAGTATCTCTCCAATGAACCTCAATCGGTACATATTCGCTTCGCTTCTCAGTCGCATCAACCCACATCTTATAATAGTGATTTAAGCCGTTAGGTGTTGATACAACTATGATTTTAGATGTCTTACCTGAGCTGATTGTCGGATAGACTGATGCAAAGAATTCTTCTGCAATATTGTGCGGTACGAATGCAAACTCGTCAAGGAAGATTAGATTGAATGACCCGCCTCGGATAGCACTGGCTGACGTAGAAGATGCAAGAATCTTTGAACCATTTTCAACTTCAATATTACCCTTATTCCAAATAACTACACCTTGCTGAATCCACTTTGGTAGATATTCATATGCAAGCTGAATTTTTGCAAGCATGTCTCTTGCAAGACTACCTTTGTTAGCAAGAATGGCAATACTCTGATTATCTTGAAATAATAAAGTCCAAAGAATAAACCCAGTTACAACTGTAGACTTACCTGACTGACGAGGCATTTTACATATTGAAAATCGATTGTCTTTAAATGTTTTTACCATCTTGCGCTGATAAGGGTATAGATTAAAATTAATCAGACCCTTATCGACGTTAACAATCTTCATGTAATTATTAATAAAGTATTCTGGATCTTTGGCGCACTTATGATATTCACGGACTTGCTCTTCCGTATAATTGATTTTTACGCCTGATCTTTTTAGAGATGGGTTACCAAGATAGTTTTCAGACATCAGATGATTCACCATCAATTATATTTGGTCTGCCGTTTATGATAGCTTGCAGATCAGCTGTGCTACCAATGAATACGGCGTTATTCACAACGGTTGGGTTATTTGCAGGGTGATCACTGCCTCTAATGTCCTTTACTTTCTTCTGAAGATCGATTAAGTC